CTGCGTGTACCGATCTCTTTTAGAGAAATGCACGATTTTTTTTCAAAAATATTGGAGACTACATGAGCCAAAAAATGAAAAGTGCACAAAAAGCAATATGCAAAGCACTGAGAGCAGGAGCAACGATGCAAATCGCTGCAGACATTGCAGGAGTCGGACGCTCGACAATTTACAAATGGATCGCCAAAGGCGAGGAGCCGAGAGCACAAAAAGCTTTTAAGGAGTTCGCTGAGCAGGTCAGGGCAGCAGACGCAGCAGCAGCGATGCAAGCTCTGGACACAATCAACGCGAGCATTAAGGAGGGAGATGTCAAGTCGGCAATGTGGCTCCTGAGTCGTAGGCATGGATTCAAGAATGACGCACAGCACACAATCCCAAATGCAGAGGAGACGAAGACAGCTCCTGCAGAGACGGATTATCGGAGCATGCTCAATACTCAAGTCTCCGAGCTGCAGATCAGCATGAGCAAAGCAAAGGACTCAGGCTCATGGCAGGCATACGCAGCACTACAAAGACAGCTCGTAGTCATCATGCAAGAGATCCGAGCAGTCGACGCCCAGGAAGGACAGATCGACGCATACGACAGGATGACAGATGAGCAGATCATGAGCGAGATTGTCAACTCAATCATTGCTCTGCCTCCTATCTTGAGACAGAGAGTGCAAGCTGATCTCCATAGTCTCGTAGGCTCCAATGTCGTAGCACTCAAAAAAGGCTCCTGACATGTGGGAGCATTTGAGAGACTACAAAATCATAGAAGGGGATTGCATCCAAAAAATGAGAGAGATGCCGGACTGCAGCATAGATGCGATTGTCACCGATCCTCCGTACGGTATCGGATTCATGGGGAAGAGCTGGGACTGCTCTGTCCCTGGACTCGAATGGGCTCACGAATGTCTGCGAGTCCTCAAACCAGGAGGACACATGATTGCATTCTCCTCTACTCGGACATGTCACAGATTAGGAGTAGCGATTGAGGACGCAGGATTTGAGATCAGAGACACGATCCATTGGGTCTATACATCTGGATTTCCGAAAAATCACGACATAAGCAAAGCGATCGACAGAGAGGCCGGAGCCGAGAGAGAAGTGATCGGCATAAAAGAGAGATGCAACAAACAAGCCCATACAAACTTTGGTCAATTGGATGCTGAAAGATTTGTATACTCAAATCCTGCGACAGAGGAGGCTCAGGAGTGGGAGGGATTCGGGACGGCTCTCAAGCCGTCAGTGGAGCCTGCAATCCTAGCTCGCAAACCATTAGAGGCAGGATTGACGATTGCTCAGAATGTCCTGAAATATGGAACAGGAGCGTTAAATATAGATGCGTGTCGATATGCGTATGGTGATCCTTGCTGGATAGGTAACACTGAAAAACACAAAGGCTATCCAAATGGAGCGGGAGGATGGGCATACAAATTTGATCCTTCTTTTGGCTCAAATAGAAAGATAAATACAAACACAGATCCATATTTTCTTAGTGAAAAAGGCAGATGGCCGGCAAACTTGTATCACTGTCCTAAACCGAGCAGAGGAGAGAGAGAGGCAGGACTTGAGCATCTCAAGACACGTCCTGCTCGTAGCAATATGTGTCTCGGAGACGGACAGGGAGAGAGATTTGACGGAAAAGAGTCGGCAGAGGTCGCGAATTTCCATCCTACTGTCAAGCCGATCAAGCTCATGAGATGGCTCTGCAGACTCATCGGAGGCAAAAAAGGCTCGGTGATCCTGGACACGTTTTGCGGATCGGGGACAACAGGATGCTCTGCAATACTCGAGGGTTATGATTTTATCGGCATTGAGATCACTCCGGACTATCTGCCTATTATCAGAGGCCGTCTTGATTGGGCTAAGGAGGAATACATGAGAGAGAATGCACAGCTATCTCTATTTGAGGATGCGATATGAAACGCTGCGATTTAGACTTAGACAGCATCGAAGGACAGATCCTGTACAGTATGGACAGAGTACAGAGACAGAATGCCGAGGTTACTGCTCTCATGATGACGCTAGATCGGGATAGAGTTACATTGCGAAATTACATAGCAATCTACAGACAAAGGATCTCAGAGGCTCAAATGGATGACTTGATCGCAGCAGTGATCAAAGATGACATCCTCCAGGAGGCAGACCTGAGATTTGTATTTGATCTCAGTGCACAGGAGCTCATAGAATGCACACACAGAATCAACGAGAGGAACATATCAAAATGGTAGAGATCATTTTAGCCGGGCTTGTCGGAGTCCTATTAGGTATCGGAGGCACAAAAGTATTAGACAGGCCTCCTCAGACAGAAGACAAAACGAGTCAGGGACAGCAGGAAGTCATTAAACAGCTCACAGACTTAGACGTAGTAAAAGAGTTGTGCACTCCGGAAAATACAGCGAATGAACAAGGGATGCTTCTATGCAGAGAGATGACGTGCCTCGTCTATTCGAGAGGCATAGACTCTCAGACAGGAGGCAAACAGTGCGAGGAGATCAGCAACATCCAAAACACGATTAGCATGATCGAATACTGCAAAGAGCAGGGAGACACAGGATCTCTATGTCATGAACTCTTTTGGAGACGCAAATGAGTCTATGCGGCATGGCTCAGAGAATAGCATGGCTGAGGAAAAAAGCAGAGCTTGATCCTCTGCGATACTTCCGTCCTACTCCTCCCCAGGAGGCATACATCAAAGATCAAAGTCCGATAAAAGCACTCATTGGCGGCAATCAGTGCGGCAAGACCCTTGCCACATGTGCATTACTCCTCTATCATTGCCTCGGCAGACATCCTCATTACAAGACCGATCCTCCTCCGATAGAGGCATGGCTCATCACACACTCTCACGAGCAATCTCGGACGATACAGCAAAAACTTTACGACATGATCCCAAAAGACGAGCTTGATCCATCTTGCGAGTTTATCAGAGGCAAGGGATTTAGAGGACTCGCTCCTCTCGTCAAGTTTCGCAATGGCTCTATTATACGCATCAAAACAGCAGGACAGGGACTCGGACTCGCATCTGCAACGGCAAATCTCGTCTGCATAGATGAGCCTGTCGATCAGCAGACATTTAACGAGCTCGTAGCTCGTACGAGCAGAGGAGGAGCAGGAGGCAAGAGAGGCACAGTAGCGATCAGCTTGACTCCCGTCGGAGGAGTCGATGTGACATACATTAAGGAGATGATTGAGAGAGGATTGATCTCTGCTCATCGGGCTCCTCTAACGGTAGAGGCTACAACTCCGATAGGACTGCCTCTCGGCTATCTCCTGAGCCAGGAGCAGATCGACAAAATCACAGAGGCATATCTCCCTTACGACAGAGAGGCACGTATCAATGGATCTTTTGACGTTGCTCCTATCGGAGCCGTTTTTGAGAACTTCTCTGAGGACATGATCTCGTCTCAGCCTGTCCCGAGAGGAGGAGACTATCGTTTTTGCGTAGGTATAGACCATGGATCAAATCCTGGATCTCAAGTCGCGATCCTCTCCTGCGTAGACATGAGAGATCAGCAAAATCCGAGGATCTTCGTACTCGGAGAGTATACGTCAGGACAGGCTCCTCCGGAGCATCATGCTCAGGCAATACTCGAGCTATTAAAACGCTACGGAGTCGATCCGAATCTCGCAATATGGACAGGAGACGGAGAGCACAGAGGACGCGATCAGTACAAGATGAGCAACATCCTCCTCATGAGAGCATTTGAGAACATCCTCGGCTATCCTCCGAGAGGCCTCCCCTTTACGGTGAGACGAGCGAGAAAAGGACGGCACAGCGTCTATTTTGGTGCTAGTATATTACATGCGATCATGAGCCGCAGACACTTTTGGATTAGACCCGAATGCACTCAGACTATCAAATCAATACAGTCCTGGACAATGAAACAGACTCAATCAGCGAGAAGCCGCGATCAGTATGGCCATGCGGTTGATGCGCTCAGATACGGACTGCTTCCCATCCTCGATTATAGACCAAACATCCCACAAAAAATATTGGTGTACTAATGATAAATATGAATAATGTCCCTCCTAAACCGCAGGCTCCGAATACAATAGAGGAGCGTAGATGGGAACACTCTGCACTCAGACGCAGACTCCTGACAGGACTATGGGAGCAGGATCTTGAGGATGAGCTTCTCCGACATTTGCCAACGGACAGACGCGAAGCTCTCGGACCTTCTGATCTGTCATCCTGTGCTATTGAGCAAGTCACGAGACAGCTCGCAATGCTATATCATTCTGAGCCCAATGTCACAGGAGACGGAGACATCTCTGCTCTCATTGGACGAGACGGATATGTCAGCAAAGCAGGCTTTTTTCAACTCATGCAAAAAGTACAGCAGATGACGCTCGGCATTAGAGAGATGTTTGTACGCGTCGACGTTGCTCCTCATGTACCAGGAGAGATCGCACGAGTGCCTGGTCTATCATTCCGAGCAGTGACTCCTGATTTTGTTATTGCTGCTGCCTCCGAGGATGCTCCGGACATTCCTCTCTATTATCAGGAGCTCAGACTCAGGATGCATCCGGAGACAGGAGAGCCTATTTGGGTATGGGACATTCTCGATATACGCAATCCCAACGATCCTATTTTTGGGATGTTTGAGGCTACTCCTACAGGAGACATCGGAGCCGATGTGTCAGAGATGTATATGGGACACGAGGCAATGAGAGGAGAGTACTATCCATATCGCAGTCGCGAAGGAGTCCCCTATCTTCCTGTTGTGCTATATCATGCCGAGAAGACAGGACAGCTATTTAACGCTTTTGACGCTGCACAGCTCGCATACGGATCTCTCACAGCTGCCGTCCTTTTTTCCTTCTATGTCCATTGCGTACGCGATAACTCATGGCCGCAAAAATATGTCGCAGGATTGCATCTCTCAGGACTCTCTCAGTTAGAAGGAGACTTGACAGGACGCAGATCAGCAATCAGCACAGATCCGAGTAGCATCCTCATGTTCCAGACAGAGCCCGATATGCAAGGTCAGCCTCTGATCGGCTCTTTTACGTATGCAGATCCTGCTCAGCTCCTGGACAGCATCTCAAAATATGAGTACAGAGTCGCAACTGCAGCAGGCATCTCGTCAGAGGTCTTGAGACAATCCGGAGATCCAAGATCAGGATATGCACTCTCAATCTCAAGAGACGGACAAAGAGAAGCACAACGCAGATATGCTCCTGTGTTCCGACGAGCCGATGAGGAGATGCTCGCCAAATGTGCAATGCTATGTAATCGTTTTTTAGGTGCATCCCTTCCTGAGTCAGGATACAGAGTCGTATATACTCCTCTCGGACTCTCTCCGGAGGAGATGCGAGCTCAGCGTGAGGACATAATCCAAAAGCTGACAGCAGGCCTCATCTCTCCTGTCGACGCTATGCAAATGCTCAATCCGGATCTTGATCCGATAGAGGCAAAGCAACAACTTGAGCGTATCCGACAAGAGAGAGCACAATACTCAATCTAACCATAGGAGACAATATGACAGAGATAGAGCAAGACGGACGTACATACGTCCTCAAATCAGAGATGGAAAACATCATCAAAGAGCGTATAGGCAAGGTAGCGAGCAGAGCGACATCGGCAGAGCAAGCACTTGAGGAGGCTCAGAGCAGACTCGCAAAAGCGGAGAAGGCTATGAGCTCCGTTGATATTCTCAATCAGCAGCTTGCAGAGATGCAGGCGAGACTACAACACTCCGAGCAGCGTTTTGATCGCTATCAGAGTATCTCAAAGCATGGATTGACAGATCCCGATTTGATTGAGGCTATCGAATGGAGTTTTGAGAGAGCTCAGAAGGGCAAAACAGAAGGAGACAGACAGACTCTCTCCGAATGGCTTGATCAACAAGTGACAAATCCGGAGAATGCCCCGATCACAATCCGTCCTCATTTGCAGGCTCTCAAAATGATTGAGGAGGCAGACACACCACCACAACAAAAAGAAGCTCCTCAGGAGGCCTCTACGCTCTCGCAAATGCAGTCTCTCGGAGAGTATACTCAACAGCAGCAGCAGACTCCTCCTCCTCGTGCAAATGTCGGAGCAATCCCTGCTCCCGATTCTCCTGGCTTTTTGGAGAGAGCACTCAAAGATCCAGAGTTTTATGCAGCCAATAGAGACAAAGTGCGAGCAGCATGGCAAAATCGAAATCGGAGACAGTCATGAGCGAAGATCTACGCAGCTTAAATCAGTATCCTGCTTTTTATAATTTTACAGCAACGGACACAACAACGACAGAGATCCTCCTGCCATCGGCAGCAACTCAGATCTCTCTCGGAGCTCAGGGCAAAGAGCTCTATGTCTGTCGCAACGGAGCCACAGACGGAGGAGCTGTGCCGAGCAACAAGATGACAGTGCCACAGAGCAATTATGTCGTGCTCAGACTCGGACGAGGCAAAAATAGACCGGAATCTATTTTTGTTGCATCCAAAAGCGGTAACGCTGAGGTCTCTATCATTCTTGAGGAGCTGTAATGTCATGGCCTTTAGATTTGCTTTTTTTATCAATGAGTCAGGAGCAGGAGGAGGAGACATGAAGCAAGCCGATCTCACGTCTCAGATTGACGGCTCAAATGTCTCCTTTACTGTGCCCGAAGAATACCAAGCAGGATCTCTCAGGGTATACTATAATGGTATCCGACAAGTCGAGGGCGAGACATTTGACGAGTACAACAGCACGACATTCACGACAAATTTCACTCCTGCAGTCGGAGACTATGTGACAGTCGACTATATCGCTCAGGCATCATAACGAGACTATATCCGGAGACTACAAAAATGCATTTTTCATCCAAAAACTATATAGGAGTCTAACCCATGGGTTCAGTACAAATCAAAAGCGGTCAGTTAGTCGATTCGGCTATCATCGCAGTTAAAATCGCTACCGGAGCAGTCGAATCTGACAAAATCGCGTCCGGTGCTGTCACATCCGCAAAAATCGGTGCTGCAGCAGTCGGAGAGACTGCGATTGCATCCGGTGCAATCACATCTACAAAACTCGGATCCGGTGCTGTCGATAGCTCTGCTCTTGCCTCCGGTGCTGTTACATCTGCAAAGCTCGCATCTGCAGCAGTAGACGAGGTAGCTATTGCCTCAGGTGCTGTCACTAGTTCCAAAATCGGATCTGGAGCCGTAGGATCTACAGCTCTTGCATCAGGAGCCGTCACATCTGCCAAGCTCGCATCTGGAGCCGTAGACAGTGCAGCTCTTGCCGCATCTGCTGTCACTGCTGCAAAAATGGATCTGACAGATACATTTGACTTTTCCTCCGGTGTTTTGCAAGTAGGCACTCCGAGCAACTCCTCAGACGCAGCAAATAAAAGCTACGTTGACAGTGTTGCCGCAGGACTCAGCATCAAGCAAAATGTCCGAGTCGCTGCTCCTGGCAACGTAGACATCAGCTCTGCTCCTGCCGCAATCGACGGAGTGACTCTCTCTGCAGATGATCGCGTTTTGCTCTTCAACCAAACCGATAAAAAGCAAAATGGTGTATACGAGTTCGCAGGCTCAGGATCCGCAATGTCTCGCACTCAAGACATGGATGCAGGCTCAGATTTCCCAGGTGCGTTTTTGTTTGCTCTCGAAGGTAATACCTACGACAATCAGGGATTTGTATGTATCAATGATGCCCCTCCATCTCTCGGTACTGATAACATTGAGTTTCAACGCTTTTCCGGCCTCGGATCCGTTACTGCGTCCGGAGGATTGACAATCAGCGGAGACGAGATCAGCATCGCAAACGGAGGAGTTAGTACAGCCAAAATCGCAGACGATGCTGTCACAAATGACAAAATGGCTAACAATGCCGTAGATACTGCTCAACTCGCTGATCTTGCTGTCACTAGTGGCAAAATCGCTAACGCTGCCGTAGGATCTACTCAGCTCGCAGACAGCTCTGTATCTACAGCCAAGATCGCAGATGCTGCTGTCACTAGTGCCAAAATCGGATCCGGAGCCGTAGACACTGCAGCTCTCGCATCTGCTGCCGTCACAAATGCAAAAATCGGATCTGCTGCCGTAGACACTGCTCAAATCGCTGATCTTGCCGTCACATCTGCAAAAATCGGAAATGGAGCCGTAGACACTACTCAGCTCGCAGATCTTGCTGTTACTAGTGGCAAAATCGGCACAGGAGCCGTAGGATCTACTCAGCTCGCAAACGCTGCTGTGTCCTCTGCAAAGATCGCCTCCGGTGCAGTCGGTACTACTGCTCTCGCAAGTACATCCGTAACATCTGACAAGCTTGCGTCCTCCTCTGTGACTGCCGCAAAACTCGGCATCACTTTTGCTCAGGAAGGAGCTCAGATCTCCGGTAGCTCTACAAGCACTATCGATCTCGCTCAGACTCTGCCAAGCAACAGCATCAACTCCGTACTCGTATTCAAGAACGGTTTGAGCCTCCGCAATATGACAGCACTCGGAGACACTCCTGCAGACAATGACGAGTTTTCAGTATCTGCTAACGGAGGAGCTGCCGGTGTTGCTCGTCTGACATTCGGAGCTAATCTGACAGACGCTGACGGCCTTATCATTTGGTACTGGTACTAGTACTCTCTCGCTCTGTGCACTCAGCCCGATCGGACTTGCTCTGATCGGGCTTTTTTACGTCCTGATCTTCGTTGAGCTCCTGACAGGCATATAGAGCTCGCAGATACTCTCCCTTGCTCATTCCTCGTCTTTTTTTGGGCTCGCATACGAGCTTGCCATCAACCCAACGAGCAAAAATATCGATCATTGTTGCACTCCTGTTTTTTATGCTATAATAGACTAGAATATAGCAGGGTACGGTCGCACCGGAAAAAGCTGAAAAGCCCATAGAGCAAAAAAACCTAACCCCCAACTATAGGAGCCTAAAATGGCTACATCTAATCCGATTACATTTGACAATGTATCCTCCTCAGGCGGTCTCGTTGGCAACTTGAGACTTGCTGCAATGATCTCTCAAGAGATCAATCTCCTCCTTAAAGACAATGCTAACCTTCGCAATACTGCTCTTTTGAGCTATCAAGGCAGCATAAACGGCCTCGGCAGTGATACCGTACGCGTTCGCCTTGCCGGCCTTGACGGATACGACAGCATGGCTGCAGCTACTTCCGAGATCTCCGATGAGTCTGCTAATGCTACTGCATTGACAGTACAGACTGCTGATCTTGTTGCTGCTCGTCAGTACATCATCTATCATATAGACGATCTCGCATCCATGACCGGATACGGCTCTATGGACGTCGATCCATTCCGTATCGCTCAAAGCATTGCAGGAAGCTACGAGACTCGTTTTGCCGAGCTCACAGGACTCGCTGCTGCAAACTTCTCAGCTACAGCAGGATCTAACTCTACATCTCTCAGCGTAGACGACTTTTTTGACGGTATCTTTGCTCTCGAGCAAGCTGGCTCCGGAGCCGGAGCTCCTGGACCTTATGCTGCAGTACTCGCTCCTAAAGCATTGACCGAGTTGCAAGACTCTCTCCGCAATGAGACAGGCAATGCAGTGAGCCGTATGCAGTCCTCTATGGACATGCTCGCAGCTAAAGGCGAAAACTACGCAGGCAATCTGTTTGGCGTAGACGTATATCGCTCTAAGCACGTAAACGAAAACGGATCTGCAGGTTATGATAACTTCATGATCAGCCCAATGGCTCTCGGCTATGTGGACGGAATCCCTGCAGCTCTCCAAGGCTCTAAGGACTTTATGTCTATGGGCAAGATCGTCGTAGAATTCGATCGCAAGCCTATGTCTGCAAGTACCTACATCGTAGGTCATGCGTATCTTGGTCTTGGTGTTATCGAAGACGCTCGCGGAGTAAAACTGCTCTCAGTACGTTAGTAGATCGCTTTGTCAGGAGTCTGCAGGATCTATCATCTCTGTAGTCTCCGGATTTTGCGGTCTCCTGACTCTTTTTTTCAATAGGAGACTACAATGACAGACTACAGCAAATTTGCTCAGCCTTGGGAGCAAAAATCCGAAGTACAGACTCGGATACCCAAGGCATCTAATGCTCGCTTTTTCTTCGCTCATAATCCGGAGAATTGGGAGCTCAAAGTATTCGAGGGATACACTATGACAGAGGACGGAAAAAAGAAAAAGAGCAGCATCCCGATGCTCCTCCCTGTTTTGTCCTCAATCGGTGAGACTCCAGGAGTCAACGGCACGAGAGCTATCGGCAATCGTATCGACTCCTCAATCATGAGAACGAATCTCCAGGACAAAGGATGGACAATACTTGATCCTGCTCGTCATGATTATCTCAGAGTATATCCTGCTCACAAAGGCAATTATCACACATCAAAATGGATTCGACTTGAGCAGATCGGCAGACGCATGATCGAGCATTTTGATCAGGAGTCCTACGACGAATGGAGACGCGAGCTCGTTGCATCCGGAGCTCTCAATCCTCCTCATCCTCAAATCGCATCTCTGCGTCTGATCTCAATGAATAGAGCGATGAGCAGACTAGAGAGAGATCAGCATATTCCTGAAGTAGCGACGAGACTCAAGTCAAAGCAAGAGGAGCTCAACCTGACAAAAAAGGCCATTGAGCGAGTCGACAAATTAGGAGGAGCTGCGTATGAGCTCAGATAACAAAAGAGCCGCGATTGACAGAATCGCTCAGAGAGTCGCTCAGCAATCCAACATCTCACATCAACAAGCTCGCGATATGGTAGTCAAGCATATCACGAGAGCCGAAAACAAAAAAAATCAATAGGAGTCAGTCATGGCATTTACAGACAAAGCAGAATACAAAATCGCTCGTCACATCGTACAACCTGGAGGGGTAAATATACAGCAGATATCTGCTAATCATACTCTTACCTATAAAGATGCACAGTATCAACGTCTTGACGCTCAATCTGGCGGTCTTGTCGTGACTTTGCCTGAAGAAAAGGACGGAGCTATGTTTGTCATCAACTGTCAAGGCAACTCCTTCACAGTAAAAGACGCAGCAGCAAACACTATCAAGGTTCTCTCTCTCGGAGAGGGCTGCATGGTATGCTGTGACGGCTCTGCTTGGAAACTCTTTTTGTAGGCTGACAGATGTCCTCATCTACTCCATACGCAGCACAAATCCGAGCTATTGAGCTACTCGAGAGAGGCAGGTCTCAGACTACTGAGATCAAGGTCTATCGCGATGGCTCTCAGCTCGTGCCAACGTCAGCGACGTATACGATCACCAAACCAACCGGAGCAGATCTCATCTCAGGAGCATCGGCAACAATCGCGGTTAGTGGGACAGTATCATATACGCACACGGCAGAGCAGCTCGCTGCGACTTTGGATCTAGGTGAGGGATATGTCCAGGAGTGGACACTTGAGATCGACGGAGAGGAGTATCTATTCCGTAGGATGGCAGCTCTTGTCCGTCGCAGACTCTATCCCGTAGTCTCAGACATTGATCTCACAGCAACATACTCCGATCTCGAGAATCTCAGGCCGTCCTCATTGACTAGCTATCAGCAGTACATAGATGACGCATGGTTCCAACTCCTGAGACGCATACGCAATAGAGGGATGGGATACGAGTATCTCATGATGACTCCTGAGAGCTTTTTTGAGTCTCATCGTCATCTCAGCCTCTATCTCATATTCCGCGATTTTCACAGCTCTCTCGGACAGAGTAATGGACGCTATCTTGATCTCGCAAATGAGCACTATCGTCTCTATCGCGATGAATTCGACTCTCTAAATTTTGTGTATGATGAGGATCATAACGGAGAGGCAGACGATCCAAACAAGAGAACAAGAGGACAGCCGACTATTTTCCTCAATCGTCCTGGGCAATACTATCGGAGACGGAGATACTAATGAGCGTATCGGTCAAAGAGGTACAGAGAGCACTCGCGAACAAAATCGGAGCATTGTCAGGATTCAACGAGGTCAGACAACTACCGGAGCTATTCGGACGCACTCAGAATACGCTCGCCCATCTCGGATATGCCGTTGAGGTTGCATCCTCTCAGCAGGCCAATGAGAGACAGAGGAGAGCCGTCGGTCTTTACGTTGAGACTATGGTACGCGTCAAAATAGCATACAGACTCCGTCCTCATGATTTGATCCTGGACTATGGCAATGCACTCGACAAAGAGCAGGAAGTGATTGAGGCTCTCATGAATCCTAACTTTGGCAAGGGCATAGAGATCCGATTTGAGAGAGCAACAAGACGCACTCCGGATTCTCAGGAGTATCTAATCTCAGAGATAGAGCTGTCAGCTCTGCATACAATACAACTAACCTAATAAGGAGCATTTTATGGCCTATTCATCTATTCCCAAGACACGACGCGATGGTGTCATCACATTAAAGGACGGCACAGGGACTCCTGTCACTCTTGCAATCAGCTACGAGGAGGGCAATCTCAGCATTGACACTCCAAAAGCAGCTCAGACTGTGATCAGAGACAGAGGAGTGATCACAACAGTACGCAAAGGCGACGACGAGCCTGCTGCATCTGGATCTTTTGCTGCTTATTTCAGACAATTTACTGACGCATCCGAAGCAGGCTCAATCCTCGACTTCATCAACAAGACCGGACAATATGCAAGTAACGTCAGCACAGGATCAGCAGGCTCTCCATTTGTAGAGTTCTATTGCGTAGATCTTGAGTATACAGTCGACGCTACTGCTCTCGGAGACGATGACGCTCATACTGCTACTCTTAGCAAATGCGTCTGCGTTGCATCCTTCTCAGAAGGCGATCCAAGCAGCTTCACAATCAATTTCACATGTTATGGTGGTGTTGTTTATAGCTAGACAACAACAGGAGACTACAGATGCAAATAACTATCAAAAAGCTCGGAGGGGAGATTGAGATCTCCTCTCCTTCCCTTGCGACTTGCTTTGAATTCGTGTCTTTATGGAGTGCAGAGACAGACAATGCTCAGCTTGCTCGTCTATGTGCCGGATCTATCGGAGTCTGCATTGATCATACTGCCAAACTGCCCAAATATCGACCTGTTAAGCATCGGGCTAGTGATTACGGTCATCTGTGCCTTGATCGCTTGCTCGAGATGGGAGTGACGGCATCGGCAATCTATGAGCAGGGAGTCAAGTGCCTGTCCTTTATGTCTCAGAGAATCCCAACAGAGGCAGAGGTCGACGAAAGAGCAAATTTTTCCTCTTCTCAGGAGCCGGACATTTAGACAGACTTGCTCTCAAGATCTCGCGTCATTGGCATAAAGATCCAGGATGGTTTTTGACTCTCTCCTCCGAGCTGCAGATAGACTTGATTGCTGATTATATTTTGGATCAAGATACACAAAAGCAACGAGATGAGCGAAAAAAGCGATATAATGTACAACAAGCGAGACGCATGAGAGAGAGGCTCAAAGATGGCTAAGGTCTTTTATAAACAGGGTAATGCAGCAGTATCTGTCTCTGACGAGTTAGAGAGGCTCGTCAATCAGCTACTTGACGCAAATCCTATTATCAAAAGAGCTTTGCAGGATGAGGTCGAGCAGGTATACAGAGACGCATATCGTCAATGGCCTGTCAGAGTCGATCCTCCAAGATCGGCAAAAGCGAAGATGATCCAGGAGATGACGAGACTCAAAGACTCCGGATCATCTCCTGCTCAGGCCTATGCAATCGCAAAAAATATGCAAGACAGAGGCAAATTCTCTGCGGAGGATGCAAGTCAAGCGAAGGTCTCAGACAAGAGTCAGGACTCCAAAAACAAACTTGAGAGAGGAGTCATGATTGACGGAGAGGACATTGTCGGATTTGTCCGCAATCTGGCTCCCTACTCATGGGCAATCAAGACCGGACAATATACACTCAACGATCTCGCATACGGCACTCAGACGAGCAATGAGCTACTATGGTCTCCGATGCGTAAAGCAGGGGACAAGCTCGTGCAAATGCTCGCTGACGATCTCATACAACAGGCAAAAAAGAGGTAACTATGGCAGACGTTAACAAGAGCGTAGAGATAACGCTGAGAGCCAATATAAAGCAATTGCAGGACAGTCTTGAGTCAATCCCAAATATGACAAAAGCAGAAGCCCAGGCAATGACGAGAGCTCTATCTGCAGAGTTTAACAAGGCACAAAAGGCCGCAAAGAAGGCCGCAGAGGAGAGTAGAAAAGCAGCAAAAGCAACGTCAGCGGCATATAGTGCAACGAGCAAAGATGTCGGAGCCTCATTTGACAGGATGGCTCAGGACGCATCATCATCGGCTCAGGAGATCAAGATCTCATTTGCAGACGCAGCAGGAGAGACAAATGCACTCTCCGAAGGAGCGGAGACTCTCGGCACAAGTATGGGAGCTGCGACTCTCGCAGTCGACAAGCTCATCCCTGGACTCGATGACAGTGCAAAAAAGGCTCTTGAGATGGCAGACGGACTCGCAACGGCAGCAGAGCAGGCAATAAAAGGAGGTCCGGTGACAATGGCTCTCACTGCTGCAGTCGTGGCAATGGCCGCAGGCTATCATTTAGCGACAAAAGCAGAAAAAGAGAATCTCGTAGTGATTAAAGAGCAGCTCACTGCATATCAAGGACTACAGGCTGAGATCAGGATGGCAACAGACGCAGCAAGAGCATTCTCGTCTGCTGAGAATGAATCGCTGAAGGCACAGCGAAAGCAAGCTGTCAATGACGAATATGATGCAATGCTAGAGATCGAATTAGTACAGGGACGTATCACTCAAAAACAATACGAGCTGCAAAAAATTAGGAACCAAGAACAGAGAGAATTACAGGACATCGGATTGCAGCATTATCGAGCAAATGAGAGACGTAAAGAGGAGATCAGTGCTCTTGAGGAAAAACTCAAAATGCTAGATAAAGAGAAGAGACTCAATAATGATTTAATCATGAATAGTCAGGCAACGACAGAGGAAAAAAAGGAGGCAAACAAACGATCAGATGAAATAACAGAGGAGACTCAACGCACAAATGATGCGATAAAAAGAATCAATACAGACCTCAGAGAATCGAATACTTTGCATTATCAGGCAGAGGAGGCACTAAAAGCACAATTTGCACAGGAGAAAAAACTCGTACAGGCAAAAGACGCACAAAATAAAAGATTAGAGGAGCAAAAGAAGATCCAGGAGGAGCTGCAAAAACAAAGAGATTTTATTATGTCCTTAGAGGAGCAGGCAACAGAATCTCAAAAAGTATCTCGTGACATCATGGTCTCCGTTTTGCCTATGGAGGATCAGATTACAGCACGAGCACAGGAGAGATCGGCAGAATTAGCAAAACAAATTAAGTCCATTGAGTCTCAGGTCGCACTCATGCAGGCAACAGCAGACACAGAGGACAAAAGACTGCAATTATCGGTAGCGGAGGAGCAAGCTATTGAGACAATTGCCGCATTAAAAGAGGAGCAGAGTCTTGTCGAGCAGGATGCTCTCATCAAGCTCCAAGAGCTGAGAGACGCAAATAGCGACAAGACAAAACAGAACATAGCAGACGAGAATGAGCTACGCAAACAAGCGATTCAAGAACAAATAGAGCATCTCAATCTCTCTCAAGAGGCTACTATCGGCACATTCCGAAATATGACAGACGCAATCGGAGCCATCACAAAAGCAACAGGGCAGGAGAATGCAGGTCTTGTCAGGGCTCTTTTTGAGATGAACAAAATAGCCTCTCTCGGAGAAGTGGCTTTTAACACAGCAAAGGCCATTACTGCTGCTCAGGTCTATCCTCCTCCTCTCAATGGTATCATGATAGCCTCCGCGATTGCCTCCGGAGCCGCACAGACTGCAGTCGTGATGTCTCAGCAAGCTCCGAAGTTCCACATGGGCGGTATGACTCCAGATGAGAGCATTGCAGTCGTCAAATCAGGAGAGGCAGTGCTAGACAGAGCAACGGTCAACAGACTCGGAGGAGAGCCAGGAGTCAATCGTCTGCAGAATGGCGGCTCCTCGGCTCCTCAGGTTATAGTTACAAATCCCTATAAACATTTTGATCGGTACATGACAGACAGACAGAGAGCTGGACTGTCAATGAGATCAGCAAAGAGAGGTTATTGATATGGGCTCAAATGTTACTCCGCAATATATGAGAGGTTTTCTTGTGCCTCTCGACGTAGGCACAAATAACGTATGGGATGCTCAGAGCACATTTTCAACGGCTCAGGAGAGAGCAGGAGATCCTGTTAGTCAGCAAAATACTCCGATGCAGCTCATCGCAAAAGGACAGCAGGAGTCTCCTTCTGATCTCACGATTGAGACGAAAAAGGCCGGCTTTGCAGGATATGGAGCAGGCTTTGTCTTTACGGACAATCAGACGAGCACGACATACGGACGCGATCCTCAAAATACTATATCCAGGTATCAAAACATAAAATTTAGCATAACATCCTCAAATCAATATAGGCACGTCACAGGACTAGATATGCAGGATGGCTCTCTCATAGTGTCGTTTTATCATCTGCAGACTGTGCTGAGATCTGTCAAAGTCGGAGTATTGCTGCAGGATGACACATACACAGAGGCAACAGTGTACACAGAGGTTCCGTCAATCACAGCATATGATCTCCATAGTGCGACATGTCGACTCCCTGACGGCAATATATTGCTCGTGCATATCGCAGGAGACAATAGCTCAGTCAATCTCAAGAGCTACGTCTCAGAGGATGGCTCTTCGTGGGATCTCCGAAGTGCTCAGGCATTTGACGAGCAGATTGAGATCGGCACTGCGACAGGCTCCGGAGCTGCATACGAGAATCACAATATACAACGACTCAGGATGGCTCAGGCAGGAGGCACAATCTTGCTCATGATTGAGACGATATACAATGATACGAGTGCAACAAAACGCAATCGCCTCCTACAATATGCCTCTACAGATCTCGGAGCTACTTTTAAGCTCATCACGACACAGACAGAGATTGAGCTGCACTCATTCCACAGCATCGCACTCTACGCAGACAAAGGTCTCTTCCGTTTTGGATTTTATGCGGACAAAGTTCCTGCTTATATGACGATGCCGTCTGCTTTTACCTCAGCACACACTCTCCGATCAGCAGGAGCGTATGTGCCTGTTACTATCGCAACGACATCGGGCAGTAATGATTTTATGACAGACGGAGATCTTTGCATCTGGACGGATGAGGGAAGCTCTCATATTATGGTCGCAAAAACGTCTCTATTTGCCGAGTATCGCATATCGTACTCTGTCGACGGCCTGACATGGACGAGTATGGGACAGGACATCAACGGAGCCGGACGCGTCCTGAGAACAGGAGACGCAAACTCACTGATTGAGCGTAGTTTTGGCCTCTCCTGGATCGGCAAGTCTATCATTCTGACGGAGCCAAAAAGCACGAGTACAAATCACAGTATCGCAATGCTCTCTCTCGGAGGATATAGCACTGTCACTCTGCCTCCTGCGTACTATGCCAACAAGGGAGACCTTGAGTGGAATAGGACAGGATACTCCTTCTCATATCCTGCTGTCGATCGCTTCTCAAACTTTACAGGAGTCACAAAAACAGCAATAGCAGGAGGAGAGAATCTCAATGTAGGAGGGGTCTATATACAAAATCTTGAGTATTTCACGACAGATCCAACTACTACAGGGATGCTCGCAGCAGACATTTGCGGCAAGGGGCTCCTCGTGCATGCTCGGATTCATAGCATGGTAGGAGGTAACAATGTCACCAATAACAGAGGGATCTATCTCAAAATAGACGATACGACTCAGGACTATGAGATTGAGCTGAGAGTCACACAGACTCAGATTGTAGTCCGAGATGTCAATGCGTCCTCAAATGTCATCACAGTGAGCTCTCTATCTCTCGATACCGTAGAGTTTATTATCGCACTGTCTACGAGCACAGTTACAGCGTACTACAGAGACGCGAGTCCTGAGAGCAATCGCAAAAACTGGATCTTGCTCGGCAGAGTCGGCACTCTCAGCAACGGAGGAGGAGGAGCGAGCAATCTGCATCGCGTGAGATGGGGCAATCTTGCATATTCGTCAGCGACTCTCACGACAGTATGGACGAGCATCTCATTTGCTCAAGGATTCCAAATGTCCGAGAATATACATAGCTTTGTCAATCCTGACGATCTCATGTACAGAGCATATCCAACAATCGACAGATTTGCGTATGTCGCAGACAATGTCCTGATCAGCACAGGAGACGGACAGACTTTTGCAGGAGATCAGTACAACATCACTCCCGATTCAGACTACAGCATCAATAATATATTCTACGCAAATAGTCCGAGCCCGAGGATACAATGGCGATCAGAGGCAGTCATATCGGGGACAGTCCCTGAGGAGTTTATCGCGATCAAACTTGATCCGGATACGACAGTGCATGAGGACGAGAATCTGCCGAATGACATCATCGGACTACATCTGAGCAATTACAACTTTAGGACGGCAAGACTTGAGTATTACAGCTCCGGATCTTGGAATGTGCTCGATATATTTGACACTTCGATCAACTCGTCAGCAATCGTCTCAGGACGCACTCTCAAAGGCTCCTCTACGACTCCGATTTATCTCAAATATAACGAGTGTGCAGGATGGCGGATCAGAGTACAAATATCAGGAGGGAATTACGCATGGAGGACAATCGTCAGCAATAGCGAGGGATCATTCGGAGGCACTGCCACAAATAAAAAAGCTATCTTGACACTAGACGAGGCAGTTAACGTCTCTGTGCCGAGCAGCAATATAATGATGATCCCTAATAGCATGACTCTACTGGTCAATCTTGACAGGTTAAAAGCGGAGGCATTCGGGCTCCGAATCACGACACAGGACACTCTTGAGAAGGATTTTAGGATCGGACTCTTGCATCTTGGATCTGTGCTCATACCAGGCAAGCAATACCAACGAGGCCGGACGATCAGCATAGACTCAGGGACAGAGCTCAGCGAGACTCAATCTGGAATAGTCTATGCTCGCAACTATCGTCCGAGTCGTAGGACGTTCAGACTCGCATGGACAGAAGGGATCGACATCACAGAGCTGCAAGGGGACAATCCTGATCCGGACTATTGGATTGCAGATGCTGTCTCAGGCGATCCTATTGCTACTGCAAACGATGTCCCCGATCTCCTCCAGGGACTCCTCAAATACTTGCAGGGAGCCAAGACTCCGATAGTGTATTTGCCTCTCATCACTACGACAGCAGTCAGAGAGCTGCACAGAGACGCAGAGCAAGCTCTCGTCATGCTGACAGGAGAGATTCAGGTTGAGAACATCCTCGGAGACGAGCTTGTCAATGAGTCCGGAGAGCTCGTTAGGATCGCGACAATCACGCTGCAGGAGGTGATATGAGAGTCTACAATGCTCAGGACTATCTCGCAGCAGAGATCTGCTTTTTATGTGAGGTAGACATACGAGGCACGATATATAGGTTCTCATCCTTCCCTATCGATCTGGACACAGGAGACGGATTTGTCTTTTACGGAGGCAATCTCGAGGATCCAATACTCGCACAGAGTCTGACTCAGGTAGGAGATGTCAAGCTGTCAGCAAATAGCATCTCTCTTGCTCTTGTATTTCCCTTCAACGTAGCAAAACGACAGATCAACGGCATCGGGATAGACAATGCTCTTGTTACTCTGTATTTTGTCACAGTCAAAAACGGAATAGTGCAGCAGACGTATGATGAGCGCATTCCCTACTTTACCGGAGTGATCAATGAGCCGATATATGGACATCCGGACAGAGACGAGGGATTTGTAGAGTTTAGCGTTGAGAATGAGATTGTATTTGCTGACTCTGCGATACTGAGAGCTCTCAATAAGGATGCTGTGATTTTTGATAATGTCGTATTCTCTCGCGAAGTATTTGCGTCAGGATCCGGACAATTGGAAAACATCATTCTCGACGGTATCCTCCCATTCAATGATATACATTTGGGCAAGGGAGTCCCTGCTGTCATTGGATCTCCTGGAGAGTCAATCAATCAGGACGGCTCCGCAATAGAGTATCCTGCGACTCCTGCCTATATCATCGGAACAGATTTATTTTCTACTCCCGTCCTAACTTTTCTCTTGCTCGCAGGACATGCCACAAATGCAACAAGCGTCACGCTGCGAGACAACAAAGGCAACACAGTAACGAGCAGGCCGGTCTACAATGGAGTATCTGCGAAGGGACAGCCATTTGCGTATACACACTTTGAAACAGGACAGCTAGACTATGACGGAGCTCAATTCTCCATTGAGTATTTTGCAACATGGACAGACGGAGGAGGGGCAATCTCTCCGTATACAGGCAACGATCTCCAATATGGAGGAGACTTGATTGCATGGGCTCTCTCAGCTCTCAATATAGAGTATGATAGAGAGGCATTTGAGTCAGTGCGTCCTGTCCTCAATCAGTACATTTTTGCAGGCTATATCAACGATCCGAGCATCAAAACGTATGAATTTTTGCAGAAGTATATCATTCCCTTTTTGCCTGTCTCACTCGCAGCAGGAGCACGAGGCATCTATCCGATCATAGATCATCGCAATACGGATCTATTCTACAATCCGAGAGCATCGATCACAGCAGGAGACTCTTTTGAGCGAGTCTCAGCAATCGAACCACAGCAGGCAGACGTAGTCAATGATTTGATTGTGCAGTATGCTCCTGGATTTGAGCAGACTCTAAAATTTAGCTTCTCCGGACTCGGAGGAGGCCTGTCTCAGAGTATAGGAGGCTCCGAGTACAAAGGACAGGTCTACATTCGAGCAGAGCGATTGTCAGGCATTGAGAGTCCGTATGAGATCGTCTCTCCGTATTGCATCATATCTCAGCAGAGATATGGAGTGCAGAGTCAGACTCTTGAGCTCGACTATGTACATGATCGCAATACAGCGATCAAGATCGGTCTTGACTACATCCGACGCAAATCCCTTCCTGAAAAAAAGATCAGGTATCAAGCTCCCTTTGCTCTTGGATACTACAACATCGGAGACGTCATCATCTTGACAGATGAGGACATCGGATTTGTAGAAACTACTGTGCAGATCGTCGGCAAGGAGTACTCCGGTGCGTTTTGGTATTATGATGTTATGTATCAAGAGAATCCTGTAGACAACGAGAGGACAGTATGATTTTAGTTAATTGGGGACTCAATGAACCTCCTATCATTCGCAGACTTGACGCGATGGGATACAAGACTTTTAAGAGCGTAGAATGGGATCTCAATCTCATCGGCATCCGCAATCCAAACAGAAGGCCAGGCATATTTGACGATCTTTTTGTCGTAGTCTACAAAAATGGCTTTGATTGGATAGAGGAGAGGTACAAATGCACGACAGAGGCAGGACTTGATCAGCATCTGGCTCCGAGCAATCCTCTCGGAGTCGCGATTCTCAAACCTGGACAGTATCGCGGAGTATGGTCTCTCGATATGCACAATAGTAAATATGAGGCTCTCTGTCAGCGTAATGGCAAAGTGACGGTATACAGAGACAATAACAGAGACGCAAAATCAGACTATACGAATGAGCAATCCGGATACTTTGGAATCAATATACACAGAGCTCACAGCAGCAAGATTGTGCAGTCTACAAATGTATACTCCGCAGGCTGTCAGGTCATCCAAAATCCCGCAGACTTCTCTCGTCTGATGGGACTTTGTCACCTACAAATAGGAGCAGGATACGACAAATTTAGCTATACTCTCATCGAGGGGACTGCAGTTGAATTTGAGGAATAATCAAAAATGGATCCTAATACATATCACGACGTATTTATAAACCTGGCAACAAACTCCCCTTTTTTGGCATGGATGATTTATAGCTATCTGCAGACGAATAAACAGCTAGATTTGACACGCAACGAAAACAAGACAGAACGACAAGAGATGCAAGCTCAGCACAGAGCAGACGAGGAGATGATCCGGACACGATATGACAAAGTGATCTCCGATCTCAATCATGACCGAAAAGGTTTTTTAGACAACATCTCAGGACGGATCGACACACTCGAGAGAGGGCAAGAGAAAATCTATCAACTCCTGGAGCCTCTGAAGGATCAGATACAGGAGATCAAAATCAAAGAGCAGTTAAAAAAAGAATTTGCGAGTAATGGCAACGGCTCTGCGAAAAATCGGGCGTAGATGATACGCAGCTCTCCAGGAGAGACGAGAGATGACAGATGCTCTGCATAGCTTACGATACAGACGCATACAATCAAGAGCATCCTTTTCAGCTCTGTGTCCTCCTGAGAGACTCCATCCAAAATAGCGACGGATTGAGTCCAGACTCAAAAACGGCAAATGATAGAGATGCTCATGAGCGAGAGTGATCGTATCGATGATACGACGATCATATCTCGCTCTGAGTCCGTTGCGATGCAGAGACTCTGCGATAAACTCCTCATCAAATCGGACATTGTGAGCGATGAGGACGCAGTCTGTCAGCATCTCAGCGATCCGAGGCATGACGAGATCAGCAGACGGAGCTGCGTGCCATTCCTCCTCATTGTATCCATTGATCTCTAATGCCGTAGGCTCTGCATATTCGATTCTCTCAGGACGGATTTTTGTTGTGTATATGTCCTCTCTTCCGTCAGGATAGACTCGGACGATTGAGATCTCTATGATCTCATGTAGACAGGCATTGAGTCCGGTAGTCTCTACGTCGACAAAGGCAAGCGTTTTTTTCATGATTCCTCCAATTGTAATTATTTTGTTGTCAGTCTGTTAACAGTATGATAACACATTAGAGCCTATAAAAAAAGGACAACAGGAGACAACATGACAGATTATGTCGATACAGACGAGCAGGATTTTGCATCTTGGCTCAATCAAATACTAGATGATAACAACATATCAGCGTCTGATCTCGCAAGAGATATAGATGTCAATCGTAGCACGATCTCTCTATGGAGATCAGGACAGAGACTGCCGGTCTGTCATCTCAGAGTCAAGCTAGCAGAGCATCTCAGCAATCTCGAGATCGACGGATTTAACGCAATCGTGAGAGAGATCCTATGGAGAGTGCACGTCTCAGAATGGAGAGCTGAAAATCATGCGTAGACAGTTCAATCCGGCTCTCTTGCCAACAAAGATCCCTGAAAAATACACAGCGATGCGTCCGAGGATCCCGAATAACATCAAATGTAAAGAAGTGATGAATCTATTCCTTGCTTTGATTGCTGAGTGCAATGGACACTATGATGAGGAGCAATTCGCAGACTTTGTTGGACTCGCTCCGATGACAGTCAAGCACTACAAATATGGCCGGCCTCCTGGCAGAGATAGACACATTGCCATTAGTCGCTATTTTGCAGCTCTCACGTCTCGCAAATATGCAGACATACTGCAAGATCTCAGGAGAGTATACGACATTGCACACAAGAGGACAAAATGATCAGAGAGCCAAGCGAGCACATAGCAAAACAGGCCGAAAAGGTCAAGATTTTGAGAATGCAGACGGAGCATCATGAGATTATCGGTATCCCCTACCGAATCACGAGAGCAGACGTACTCAACACCAAAGGCACAGGATACTATCGCACGATACTGTATGAGGAGCCAGGGAAAACACGCTCATTCAGTACTTGTCTCTGCGACGGATTCCAATTTACAGGCAACTGCAAGCATATTGCTGCTGTTTTTGCTGCGTCAAGACCGACAGAGGAGGATAAATCATGATAGTATCTATCGAGCCGATAGCCTGTCCTCGTCCGAGAGTCACGCGTCAAGGGAGCACATATTATCCTATGCGTTATAAGATTTGGATTAAGGAGATGCGAGAGAGACTGCAAGATATGCCGATACCGGAGGGATCTTTGCACGTCGATCTCCTGTTTATCGTCAAGCGTCCGAAGGCGATGAGGACTCCTCCTGAGAGAGTTTTGCACAGCAAAAGACCGGATCTGGACAATATGGTCAAGGCAGTGCTTGACGCTCTGCCGATAGAGGATGACGCAAGGATCGTCTCATTGTCTGCTCGCAAATACTACGCAGCAGCAGGAGAGGATCCACAAATAGAGCTGCATGTAATGTCATGCGACGAAAAAAAGAGCCTCCGATAGTTCAGATCGAAGGCTCCCAAAACAACACACAGTAACAACACAAAAACAACCATAGGATTATCAATGCGTACATATACAATAACAGCATTTAGAAATATTTACAACAAAAACGATCAAACTCGTCTCTGCTACTCATGGGACACTCTCTGCAAGTTCATCGGCAAAAAGAGAGAGCCGATCGACAAGCTCAAACAAGCCTCCTGGAGTCCTGCGATTTTTGAGGGAGAGAGAAGTAACCAAAACGCACAAAAACTCTCTTGTCTCGTTGTCGACGTAGATGATCACGTCCTGCTCTATACTTGTGCAGTATGGATGCAGCTCTCACAGACTCAATGCTATATCCATACGTCAGTCTCTCACACTATCGAGCAAAACAAATACAGAGTCATCTTGCCTCTCGCAGAGGATGCTCCCGCAGAGGAATGGAGACACTATCATGCAGCTCTAAAAACATGGTGGCAGTCAATGTTTAAGGACGCACCATTTGATCTCAGTACAAAGGATGCAGCAAGACTCTATTTTGTCGCGTACCATACAGAGCACTATCAAGAGCAAAAGCATAACGGCAAGATCCTAGATTGGAAAAACAGAGCTCAGGATGAGAAAGTGAAATATGAGGAGGAGCTGAGACGCAGACAACAAGAGCAGCAGGAGAGACTGAGACGAGCCGAGGAGCACAAAAGACAGTATGACAAAGGTCAATCACATAGCGATAAAAGGAGATACATGTATACTCTTCTCCGCAATAGCGAGGCAGAGAGACTCAAATTTGCGAGATTCCTCGGATGCTCAGACACAGGAGACCGAGCAGTCAAATGGAGATGTCCAGGATGCGGACAGGACGATGCAACATTTTTTTATTATGATCCGACTCGCTATCCGTCAGCGTACTGTAACCATAGAAACTCTTGTGGTTGGAAAGAGTCAGTCGGATACCTTGCAGAATTAAACGGCTATTTTTAGGAGACAACATGAGCAACACACAACAATTACACACATCAACAGACGCAAGGATCCAAGTACTTCGCAATATGGGATTTGAGCTGAGAATCCGGAGATCAGAGTCCGGAGACAAGCTGCTGAGCAATCTTTTCAACCTGACGCAGCTCCTTAGACACCATCCTATATTCCGAGGACGAGCCAGATATGACGATTTTGCGGAGTCTATGACATGGGAGGCAGACGGAGGAGATCCTGAGAGAGTCACTGACTATCACATCGATCTCATCCGGTACGAGTGCGAGGACAGATGGGGAGTAGCATTCAGTCAAGACAAAGCATGGTCAGCTTTTGAGATTGTCGCGAAGGAAAATCGCAGCAATCCTCTCCTGTCTCATCTCAATAGTCTGAGAGGTCAATGGGACGGAAAAGAGAGAGCTCATCTCTTGCTCAGCAGCTATCTCGGAGCAGAGGACACGAACATAAACAGGTCTTATTCTGTCCGGTGGCTCCTCTCAATCATTGCACGAGCTCACGCGACAATCAGCAATCCGGTCAAAGTAGATACGACGCTCGTCTTGTACGGAGGACAGGGCATCGGCAAAAGTACAGCACTAGAGGCGATCTGCTTTGCGTATGTATTCGGTGCTATCTATTTTGGAGACTCCGAGATCAATATGGACAACTACAAGGAGGCAGTGCAGAGCATACAAGGCAAACTCCTCTATGAGATCCAGGAGCTCGCCAAGAGATCAAAGTCTCAGGAGACGGAAAAAGCATTCCTGACTCGCAAAATAGATGACGTGCGGCTCCCCTATCGACGCAGCAATGAGCAGTTTGCGAGACGTACGGTCTTCTGTGCAACCACGAACAAAAAGAACGTCTTGCACGATGCAACAGGGTCGCGTCGTTTTTGGTGTGTGGATCTCGGCAACAAGAAGATCGACATCGACAGACTGAGAGGAGATCTGCCTCAGATATGGGCTGAGATACTGCACTACTACGACACAGGAGAGCAGCATCATCTCACAGACGCAGAGGAGGCTCTCCGGATTGAGTCGGCTCAAGATTTTACGGATCCTCATCCTCTCACTGACGCAGTCATCGACATCGCGGAGAGGCTGCAGTCTCCTTGCACAGTCGCTCAGATCATTGAGAGGCTGTATGAGTCAAGCGATCCAACTAAGGACAGCACTCGACATCTTGACAAGAGCACACGACAAAATCAAGCGATCATCTCAGACATACTGCAGAGCAACGGATTTGTCTATGGCCGACGTGCAGCTCCGTACAATCCTCAGGTCAGACTTCGCGGATGGTGGAAGGGTTGAAAAGTGGACGCGTCCAGCTAAGCCCACCTTAAGCCCACCATCTGAATCGTCAATAACCTCGGTATATCCGAGGTTTTTTTGTTGTGTCCACGATGTCCAAGGTTTTTCTAAACATAATTACAATAATTATATTTTTTATAAAGTTTACAAATAATTAGTGGACTTAGTGGACATGGATATAAAATAGGCTCTCTATGTATCTATATCAGTGTTTTTGCGTCCAATAATTGCTGGCCAGATGGTGGGCTTAGGTGGGCTTTTTTGGACGCAGGAGGAAAAAATGCAAAAAAGTTAGATTATTTTGTTGACGTACTGAAAACAATAGAGCATATTGTTTACATGATGACAACACAACAACAAGGAGAAAACATCATGACACAACAACAAAGACTCATCGCAATCTCTACAGCAATGATCAGACTTTATGAAGCTAATCCACAATCTGAGATTGCAGCTCAATTTGTAAAAGCGTACTTTGCTCAAGACGTAAATATGATCTCTCAGATCGTCGCAAAGTTTGAGGAGCAAATCTCTCATCTGTCAGTACAAGAGCAAGAAGCTATCTTGACATATCATGTACAACAGTTTGATAAATAATAGTAGGAGACACAGACATGCAAGAGATCAGAGACCATTTAGAGATGCTACAGAGACAACTTGAGAGAGCATGCCGAGACAACAATGGACGAGCCATGCACATCGCACATATGCAGATCCACATTACACACAAAATACTACAACGAATCGAACAACAACAACAAACAACAACACCAGGAGACACAGACATGATCGACGTAAAAGATCTAACCAAAAAAGCATTAGCCG